TGACTGGTTAGCAACTATTATTTTTTAATAATAATCACCATAGACATCGGTATCGTTTCTCGACATATCAAATACATCTATCTTACTAACGTCATCGATATTATATTCGTCGTAACCGTCTTTCTTAGTTTGACTTTGCTCATTTTCGCCTCCCGATAATCTTCCAGCAAATGAATCTTCATATACTTGATAATTACCTGATACACCTTCATTTCTAGTTGAAGCAGATATATTATTGAAAGGTATATTAGGTTCAAAGCTATAATCTAGACGTTTAGCTTTTATTATAAATACATAATGGCCTTGCAAGTTATTTATTTGAGATATATCTTGGTCTAATTTCTGCGTTATCTCGAAATATTTTGATTGTCTATTATTAGGTCTATCATCACCATATTCAGTTAATTCAAAAACGTCACCTGCTTTTGGTTCCACTACATTATACTGTGTATCATAAACTTAACTTAAAGTATAAAAATCATTATAAAAAGAATCTATATGTATATAAGCTGTTATTTCATCATCACTTTCAAATCCAAATTGTGAAAGGGTGATAGCATTTTCATTCAATGTTACAGCTAATATAATTTGTCTTGGGTCTGCAAATGTTTTAGTTGGCTCCTCACCGTAAAAATTATCAGCACTTAATACATTATAAGTGTTTACAAAATAATTTACTTTAACACCAAATTGATTTAATTGTTCTCTCCACCAATTAGAAAATAGTACACGTTCACTTGCTTGTATAGATTTATCTGTAAATCTGTAACAAGTTTCATCAGTTTGTACTAAACCTGGGTAATCGCAGCTATAATCCGGTTGACTCATTTTCTATTACAAATTTATTTAATTGATTATCGAAATATAGTTTTATACCTGTACTACCTAATTTTTTAGTTTTACCTTTATAAGGTATTACGTTATATTCTTTTCTTATATAATTAAGAGTATTAGTATCACATATTTGTTTCCCTCTTTTTTGCCTTATTAATTCAATTTTAGGGTTTTTTGTAGGGTCAGTTTTAACATAATCAGGAACTATATTTTGATGCTTTCTTGTATATCTTGGATCACCAGCACCAGGAATTGCTCTTCTATGTCTATGATTGGTAAAAAAAGTAGAAAACGGGTCCATATTTATATTTAAGCAAAAAAAAGCACAACCAAATTAATGATTGTGCTATTTAAATTATATTTTTATTTTACTGAATGAAATCTTGTCCTTGGCTTAAAGCAACTTTATTTTTCTTACTTTGAAGATGTGCTTTTTTATCACCTAATTCTTTAGGTTCACCTTCTTCATATTTTTTTGTTGTACCTGAAGCTTTTGAACTTTTTGGTTTAATTTTACCAACTTTATTATTACCAGTTGATGTTAAACCATGACCAGCTGAATCAGGAACTGCTTTAAGTTCTGTTGCTTCATCTACTGTATCTTCATCTTCATCTTCATCTTCTTCATCTTCTGAATAGAAGTTAAAACCTTCTTCACCTTCATAATCTTCTTCACCAGCATCTTCATCATCATCGCTTTCTTCTTCACCCATTGCTGCTTGTAATAAGTCGCAAAGTGATTTAGCCATTTCACGGTCAAGAGTAATTGTTACTTCACCCTCATCTGTTTCTTCGACTTCGGTATCAATACCAAGTGCGTCTAATTCTTGTGTTTCTTGATCTGAGTGCATTTCTTCACCCATCACATTTTCGAATAGTTTATCAAAAGTAGATTTCATATAATTATTTATACTCTCTTTTATCTTTTTCTCTATCTTTTTATTTTTTTTACCATATTTTTCTGCAGAAAAATCAGCACTATTATAAAGTTCATCCTCTTTTTTAGCAGTTTTAGGATCAATAGGTTCATGAAAACCATCTGCATTTTTTGGTCCTGATGATTTATCATCTTTAAAACCTTTTTTAACGTCATTAGCAATGACAGGTTTTTTACCAGGTTTAGTACCAAACTTAGCGGCTTTTTCGCCTGGTACATTTTCAGATAGTATATTTTTATTATACGTATTCCATATTTCGGTTAGAGTATTTACTCGAGTCATGTAAATATTTATAGCGAAATGGTTAAAAATAAACAAAACTATATGAATAATCCAAATCTACCAACTGTAGGTGCGGAATTCGAATACACACCAGAAATGGTAAAGGACTTAAAAAAGTGTCAGAAAAATATATTACACTTTGCAGAAAAGTTCTTCTATATTATTTCTCTCGATGAAGGTAAACAGCCAATTAACTTGCATTATTGTCAAAAAAGAGCACTACGTAAAATGCGTGACCATCGCTTTTTTATATTATTAGCCTCGCGTCAAATTGGTAAAACAACAATGATGACGATATATGCTCTATGGATAGCCTGTTTTAATAATGATCAACGTATACTTATAGTAGCTAATAAAGAAGGTACAGCACTGGAAATAATGAGCAGAATAAGAATGGCATATGAAGAATTACCTAACTGGTTAAAACCGGGTGTTAAAGAATATGGTAAAACATCAATTGTATTAGCAAACGGTACAAAAATAGGTATTTCCACTACAACTGGTACAGCAGCTCGTGGTCAATCTGTTAACGTTTTAATTCTTGACGAGTTAGCTTTTATTGAACCACATCTAGTAGATGACTTTTGGAAATCAGTTTACCCAATTGTTTCATCATCAAAAAAATCTAAAATTTTTATCGCTTCAACTGCAAACGGTACAGATAATCTATTCTATAAAATATATTCCGGCGCTGAACAAGGTGAAAATGGTTGGGCTAGTGATAAAATTTTATGGAATGAAGTACCTGGTCGTGATGAAAAATGGAAACAGCAAACTATTAGTAGTATAGGGAGCAGGGAAGCCTTTGAACAAGAATTTAATTGTGAATTTATATCTTCCGGTGAAAGTTCAGTTAATGATGAACTTTTCGAAAAGTTAAATAGTAAAGCAATAGAACCAAAATTTATATTTGATGAAGGTAAGTATCTTTTATGGGATGAACCTAAAGAAAATGGTATATATATAGCAAGTGTAGATACTAGTGAAGGTTTAGGTAAAGATGCTTCTGTAGTTCAAGTTTTAGATTATACAGATTTAACTAATATTAATCAAGTAGCAGTATATCATAACAACGAAATATCACCTTATAATTTTACTGAGAAGGTATATGAAATATTACAGCACTGGGGTAATCCATTGGTATGCGTTGAAAGAAATAATAGCGGTGGTCAAGTAGTTGATATATTAAAAAATACACATGATTATGAGAACATAGTTTCGTGGGGTGGTTCATTAGCGAACAGAAAAAAACAGCAATTAGGTATTATATCACATACAAATACAAAATATAAAGCTGTAACTAATATGCGTTATTGGGTTAATGAACTTGAATCAGTACAGATAAATGATAAAAGAACTGTTAAAGAGTTGAAAAACTATGTAAAAGCATCTAACGGTACATGGAATGCAAAGAAGGGATATCATGATGATTTGGTCACCTCACTGATGTGGAACTTAATCATATTAGATAATGATATAGTTGAAACATATTTCGACGTTATTAAAAGAGATACAAATAATAAACCTTTAGAGCTCCAGCAAATGGATTTTGGCATTAAATACTTTATGAACCCAACCTCTTTATATACCAATGAAAAGGAAGGCTATCAAAATACATTACCTGTTATTATAGGTAACGCAAATAATTCAGTCAGTGAAATAGATCAATTACAAATGCAAGGATATAAAGTATGGCAACCGTAAACCAATCGCAGTTAAATAAAAGTAGATTAGATAAATTTCTACTAGTCTTAAATTTACCCCCCGTTCTTAAAGATATTAGTAAAAAGAATTTAGGTAGTAGAGATAATAACGTTATTATTGAAGATAGCTTACAATTTTCCGTATACGGATCCGTTGTACCGCAAACCCGAGTACCTCATGAGGATCTTTATTCCGCGGGCCAATCGATGAAGATTTCAAAACATACGCGACAGGTATATGAAAATGTAAGTGTTAATTTTACCATAGATAGTGAATTTAATAACTACTGGGTAATATATAAATGGTTAGATCTACTTAACGATGAAGAATTGTCGAGATTTAACGGTAAGGATATCGCTAATACCGTT